ATCTTCTCAGCACTTAACTCAGCGTACTCTTCTTCCATAAGTTTAACCCAAAGCCTAGGGTCAATTGAGGCCTTGAAGGTAAGTATAAACTCTTCTATGCAATCCTCTGGAAGGTCTGGTAGGAAAGCTTCTATGTCATCTCTGGTTATCATACTGTGTTACCTCACATTCCTCTAAAACTATATCGTCTATATCGTATATTGCTACTGATAAAAGTTCTTGGAGAACTCTTTCCATTTCCGACATGTCGGCCTCTATGAAGTTAGCTTCTGGATCAACTGTCAGGATTAGTCTGCTCTCAAACCTCATAGTCAGAACCCCTAGTTATATTAATATTAGTCTTCAGGTCAACCATATTCTTTACGCAGTCTATCTAAAGATACAAACTCTGGTTCGTAAACACCATTCTCAATTTCTCTTTTGATAACACAGCCCTTCCACCACTCTAAGTTAGACTGTCCAGCCCAACCTTCTGGCCCTCCTTTGAAGCAACCCGCAACCAAGCCGATAATTGGATTAGGATGTGCAGAATCTTTAAAGTAGATAGAACGCTTGTGACTATGACCACAGGTAGAAGAATGGTTTCTACTTTGGAGTAAGCTGTAACCATGGTGAACGCCAGACATAGCTGACCCAAAGTTACCACTAGAAAAGAAATGAGCATATGAGACACCATCGTAGTCAGCGATAGAAGGGGCTGAGTTTTCGTACTCGTGGTACTCGTCAAACCAGTGGTCCGTTTGAAGATGCCCGAAGGATATCCCGTACTTGTCTCCCTTAAGTCTTGGGTCATGTGCTAACGCCTTCTTGATTCTGTTCTCGTGGTTGCCCTCAAAGCCAATCCAGTACGGCTTCTTATACTTCCTAAGTCCTGGTTTCTTACGTAGCCTATCCATTGCCTCATTGTAGTGCTCAATGTCCTCTCCATAGTTCTGTGATACAATAGCCTCAGGATACCTAGTGTCAAAGCTATTAAGAGATTTCATGTCTGCACCGTCACCTAAGTCAATAACATAGGTAGGATTTATATCATATATAAGATCACCTAAAAGATCAAACCTATCGTTAGAGATACTTGGATCTACGTGTGCACAACTAAATACTACTGCTGTTTTACTCGACATACTCTAGGACCTTTCTGGTCTGATTGCTTTCGTGGTCCTGTTCTGTGTTACCTAATTCATCAATTAAGAATGGACCAGTCTTGTGTAGTCTTGATACATCATCCATAGCGTCTTTCATGGAGGCATAGTAGTACTCTTCCTCAAACTGCTCATTGTCACAACAGTGTCTGGCTAGGCACAGGTTCCACACACGTCCAAACTCATCATCGTAAGGGCCACGTATTACCTGTAGTATCTCAACCTTAGGTCTGAACTCTTCACTCATCTTTGATCTCCTTCAACCACTCTTCTGGTATTACTTTATCGGCGTACTTAAAACCGTTCTTCTTACACCAATCTCCGTATGAACTTTTAGCACCTTTGTAAAGCTTTTGTTTACTGTTGCTAAATACGAACCTGATATCTAAGTCGGGATGTTGCTGCCTAACCTCTTTGTGTTTGCGCCTGTCTGTAGATACAAAGCGTCCTTTGGTTTCAATTATAATTCCGTTAGCTAGAACAAAGTCAGGAGTGTATGTCCTATACTTCATGTCCAGCCAAGTGATCTTCTCCTTCTCATAGGTGAATACGATCTTCTTCTTACGGAGGAACTTGGCTGTTTCCTCCTCAAGACCTGACCTATACCCAGCTTGAATACCCCGTAACTTATTCCTGTTGTAAGCCACGGCTAAACTCCAAGTCTTCAGCAACCATTGGTTTCTTCACAACGTCAGTAAGGAAGAGGGGCTTGTCGCTGTATATAAACTTCCTTAACTTGGGGTAACACTCCTTCTTAAAGTCACAGTACGAGCAGGCCATAGCTAACTTCTTGTTGCCATTGGGATTCTTGTTAGACTGAGGCACTGGGTCAAAGGCACGTTCTGGTGGCTCCTCTTGGTTTACCATCTCCTTGAGGTGTGCAACCTCCTTGGCCTTGTCTTTCATTTCCTCTGAGAAGTCGTAGACATCCAAGCAGACATGGCCGTTAACTTTATCTATAACAAGGAATGCTCCATGAGTTTTGTTTGTTACAAGGGGATCATCCTTAGCTGCATACACGTAGGATGAAAGCTGGGAGATATACCCGAAGGGATCATCTTCTCTCAGGTTACCTTCCTTGAACTTCTTAAATGCAAAAGGGGATGCTGACTTAACATCAATAGTCATACCGTCAATTACTGCGTCCCTATGACCTTTGATCCCGTGTACATCCATTCTGTCTTGCATACCTGTGACACTGTGGCCAGAGACAGCTGCTATAGTTAGGACTAGCTCCTCAATGATGTCTCCGTAGAAGAACTTGAGAAGTGTGTTGGCTGTCAGTGGTTCCGACAGGTTGGTCTTATTGATTTTATACCACAGTTTTCTTTCGCATTGTGTACCAAGGGCTGACAACGAAAGGTAACCTCTTGGCTCTTGGGGTTTAGCAAACCGTTGCTCTGCCATCGTAGAAATATTAGTGGCCATGAAGTCACCAAGAGTTTTATCCCAGCCGTTATGGCCAAAGATTGTCTGCTCGATGTCATGGACTAGGGTGTCTATATTTTTCATTAGTTACTCCTGAGGTTGGTTGCCCCCACCCAACTAAGGGAAGGGGCTTTCTTGAGCACGAACACACAACAGAACGTGAGGTTAACCTAGAAGGGGATGGCGTCATCTTCAACAACACTAACAACTTTCTTAGGTGCTGTCTTTTTAGGTTTGACCTCTTCTTTGGTTTCTTGGGAGGAGTAACTAGACAGGTCTTTAAAACCACTTGATGAACCGCCACCTTCTGATTCATACTCTACGTGGTCTACAACCTGAACAGCTTCAAGGCGTGAACCAATACGCCCAGAAGAACCAGCGGGATAAACCGCCAAACGAACAAGACCAGTGGAACCATTGCCAATGTAACCATCAGACTCAAAGTCCCAAGGCTGTCCTTTAACATTAGCTACAGTGGGTGCACCACCTTGCCATTCAAACTTACCTTTATGTGGACGAGCAAGTGTTACCTTGGTGCCGCCCTCTACTTGATGAGTAGCCTTAGCGCAGCCAGAAGACCTAAGCTTCTCAGCATTCTCATCATCCATAATGACAGTGACTTTATACTCGCCATCCTTCTCTTCATTCCAAGCAGCACGATCACGGTTATGCTCGAACACTTTAGCCCACTCAAGCACACCAAAGATTTCTACGATTTGTGTTTTAGATTCGTTAGCCATGTTATCCTCATTTAGCTTTGTTACTGGTTTAGTAAGTATCATAGGGTTCTAATGGGTGTCAAGCCAATTCTTTCCTACATCAAAAGATCCTGGTGTAGGTATTTTAAACCCTAGTTCTTGACCCACCTCAAGCATACAGTCAGCTTGAAGTTTGCCTAATGCTTCTGCTTCTTCCTTTGTTCCTATCACCTCTGTTTGATATTCATCGTGTATAAAACCCACTAGCTTGAAGTTGATACCTAGCTTCCTAGCCTCGTCTGTCCAGCGCAGCAAGGTGTACTTCATTAAGATACTCTCAGCATTCTGCAACATACCAGCTAGAGCCTTGTGTGCTGAGGGAACCTTTACCTTTCTTCCATCATACCCAGTGAAGTATCCTTGCTCACTTACAGCGGGTATAAGTTTGTTCTTTAGTTTAGCCAAACCATCAATAGACTTAACGAAGTTATCTCTGGCCTCTGTCGCTTGCCGCTGGTTGACCCTAAGTATCTGAGCGGTCTTGGCAACACCTGCACCTAGTAACCAAGCATAGATAAAAGTCTTAGCCATATCCCGTGTAGCATGGTTAAGTCCCAATGCGTGTTTGTTAACGTTATGGATGTCTGTTTCATTCTCCTTCCTACCTTCCATAATAGCTCGTGCGTACTGATCAGCATCAAAGTATCTCCATAAATAATCGGCAAGGACCCGTAGTTGAATGCCATCTGCATCTGTACCCACCAGATAGGAGCCACTGGGTGTAGTCCAGCAAGCCCTAAGGTGTGAGTCATACTGTTTCTTCACCTCTTCAACAGCTGTCTTAGGTTCCCCGTGAAAGACTGAAGGGATGTTAGCTGTGTTAGGGTTGTTATGGGAACACCTACCAGTCCAAGCTCCAATGTTATTAATGGTACCGTGTATCCTGTCGTCACTTCCTACTTGACCTAGCCACTCAACCAGTGAACTTCTACGTCCTTCTAAGGTAAGCCATCTAGCCAATGTCTTTGGTCCCTCAGGTGTATCATCGGGTAGGGTGGACAGGTTGTCTTCTGAGACGGTCCAACCGTAGCGTTTGAAGTTATCACTCTTCTCCTTGTACATCTCTTTAGTGATAGGCTTTTTATTCTTACCGTATGGGTCTCCAACTGACATGCGTTCAAAGTTATACGCTGTCTTAGTTTTATCCAATGGCTTCCAACCAGCCTCCCAAAGGGCATCAATACGATCCTTAGTAGAACCAGGGTTAAAGTCAATCCAGTTAAAGCATAAGAGATCATCTCCATCCTTTTGGGTCAGGTCATACTTTTCCTTGGCCTTCTTTACCGAAGCCATCTCTTCTCCGTCCTGTTTAACTCGGTACTTGATTGTGTTAACGAGTGTCATCTTAGGTGGGAAGTCTACCCTAAACTGTTCTTCCAACTGCTTTAGCTGCACCTGCACTGCATTAAGAAGGAACTCAGCTTTGTTGGAATCAAACTGAAAGCCGTAGTGCTTTGCCCTGACTAACTCAATCTGTAAGTCATGCTCCGCCCTCAGAGACTTACGCCAATCAGGGTTCCAAATAACAGAGGAGAAGTGTTTGTACAAAGCCTGTGAAACTTCAATGTCCTGATACCAGTACTCAACCATATCAGTACTCCATTGAGTCCAGTCGTTGTGGTCTCCTTTGTAGTCACCTAGTCGTGTACCCCAAGCCTGTAAACTGTGTCGGTTCTTGGCACCTTTGGGTATAGATATGTCATAGTCAATCAAGCGACTAATAAGCAAGGTGTCCACAATTTTCTTTGGGTCAATCAACCTAGGCTTGAGTAAGCTATTCAGTTGCACCGCATCAAACGACAGGAAGTTATGACCTACAATTAGATCAGCTGCCTTATACCATTCTATTGCTGCCGCTTTAGCTACAGGATCTTCATGACAATTGTCAAAGCGAGTGACCTCACCAGTAGTAAGGTCCTTGCCGCCGCAAATCCAAAGCTTCTTGCAGTTACTTAGGCCTTCTGTTTCGATGTCACTTACAACAATTCTCATACCTGAAATGAAACCTCCTCTAGTATAGTTGTGTCTGGATCATAGTAGACTGAACCAGCCTTACCTAACTTAGCGAAGGGTCTGTTCTTGTCAACAGTAAAGTAAGTTGTATTTCTTTCTGACTCTTCCTCAGCCTCAGTGTCTCGCTCAAGCTTAACGCAGACGATAGCCTCTTCCTCAAGGGATGCTGCATACTTGGTGCGTCCATCATCATTGACTTGTGAGATAAAGATAACACCTATATTTAGTTCCTTTGCAAGCTGTGCCATACGTGCACCAAGAGTTGTAAGAGTACTGGTAGCACCCTCAACCCCTGCGTTTGACAGGTAAGCCAGACGTTGCACGTGGTCAATAAAGATGAAGCTTGCACCATAAACTGTAGCAGCCAGACGCACGTAGTCTAGTAGCTTCATTGGGTCATCATGCGCTTGCATCTCAAAGATAATAGTCTGATCATCTCGTGCTGCTATCTTAGCTGCGAGTATTACATCATCCTCACTAACGCCATTCTCAGCTGCATCCTCTTTAGTACGAACGTTACAACCTAACTCGTATGTAGCCATAGAACGATACGTTGTAGACTTCATCTCCTCCATGTGTAGCAGAGCTATCTTAGCTTCCGACTTAAGAAGACCAACCTCAAAGTATCTAATCAACTCTGTCTTACCCTGACCACGGAGAGCCTTAATGAAAGTAAGACCACCCTTTACCAGACCACGTATCTTATCGTCTAAAGCTGTGTGACCAGTGGGAACGTACTCGTAAGGGTTCTCTGTCTTGATTGCCTTCTCTACCTCAACGTCACCAACAAAGAAGTTGTCGGGAGAAAACCTTTGAGGCTTAACTGC